GATATTATATGTGGCGCGTTGAAGATTGAAAAAGAATTTATTTTAGAGGCGTTACCCGTAAAATTAATTGGTATGAATTCAGATTTGATGAGCCAATATTTGGAATTTGTAACCGATAGATTATTAATGTCATTAAATTGTTCAAAGGTTTATAATGTTGAAAACCCATTTGATTTCATGCAAAATATTGCTCTTCAAGGTAAAACTAATTTTTTTGAAAAAAGAGTTGCTGAATATCAAAAAGCCGGTGTAAATAGTAACGTGTCAATTGAAGATATGCACACAGCGTTTGAAGATATAGATTTTTAATTAGAGTATGAAAGTAAAAAAGAGAGATGGCTCATTAGAAGAAATGAGATATGACAAAATCACCAGAAGAATACAATATTTCTGTGGTGATTTAAATTTAGAATACATTGACCCAACATTAGTAACTCTTAAAGTTACTCAGGGCATTTACGATGGTATCTCTACAATCGAGCTAGACACATTAGCCGCTGAGACAGCGGCGTCTATGGTAACAACACACTCAGATTACGCTAAATTAGCCGGAAGATTAGCGGTGTCAAACTTACATAAAACAACACCTAAAAAGTTTTCTCAATGTATTAAAGAACTTTATTGTTTTATTGAACCAAGAACAGGAAAAGAATCATCTTTAATTTCAGATGAGGTTTATCAATTTGTAATTCAGAACAAAGAATCTTTAGATGGGGCGATAATCCAAGAAAGAGATTTTGATTTTGATTATTTTGGATTTAAAACCCTTGAACGTTCTTACTTTTTGAAAATCGGTAGAAGAATTGTTGAAAGACCTCAATATATGTACATGAGAGTTGCTGTTGGTATTTGTAATGGTGACTTAGAAATGGCTTTGAGAATTTATAATGATTTATCACAACATTTCTACACTCACGCAACCCCAACACTCTTTAATGCTGGTACTCGTAGACCACAAATGTCTTCTTGTTTCTTAATTGGTAATAAAGGTGATGACATTGATGGTTTATTTGACACAATTAAAGATGTTGCTAAAATTTCAAAATGGGCTGGTGGTATTGGACTACATGTTCATGATGTTAGAGCTAAGGGTTCATATATTAAAGGAACAGGTGGTGAATCAGACGGTCTACTCCCAATGATGAAAACATACAATGAAGTTGCTCGTTGGATTAATCAGGGCGGTAAAAGAAAAGGCTCTTTCGCGATTTATCTCGAGCCATGGCACGCAGACGTTTTTGAATTTATTGATTTGAGAAAAAATCACGGTAAAGAAGAATTAAGGGCTCGTGATTTATTCTTAGCAATGTGGACACCCAATCTTTTTATGAAAAGAGTTGAGGAAGACGGAGATTGGTCACTATTTTCACCTGACGAAGCTCCTGGTTTGTCAGACGCTTATGATGACCCATTTTCTTTTACTCAAGAATTCACTCAATTGTACGAAAGATATGAGAAAGAAGGTCGAGCGAGAAAAGTTGTTAAAGCGAGAAAATTAATGGACGCAATTTTAACGGCACAAATTGAGACCGGAACCCCATATATGTTGTATAAGGACGCCGCTAATTACAAGTCAAATCAAAAGAACTTAGGCACGATTAAATCATCTAATTTGTGTACTGAGATTATTGAATACTCAAGTCCAACAGAACAAGCGGTTTGTAATTTAGCATCAATTGCATTACCAAAATACATTATTGATAAAGAATTTAATCATGAATTACTTTATGATAATGTGTATCAAGTTGTAAAAAACCTAAACAACGTTATTGATTTAAATTTTTATCCCACCGAGGAAACAAAACTTTCAAACATGAAACATAGACCAGTTGGTTTAGGGGTACAAGGATTGGCAGATGTGTTTTGTATGTTAAAATTACCTTTTGAAAGTGAGGAGGCGGATAAATTACAAGTGGAAATATTTGAAACAATTTATTTCGCGGCGATTACATCATCTAAAGATTTAGCGATTAAAAATGGTGCATATTCTTCATTCGAGGGTTCCCCCTTATCTGAGGGTAAATTTCAATACGAATTATGGGGTAAAACAGACAAGGACACAAGTGGAAGATGGAATTGGAAATCATTAAGAAAAGATGTTGTTAAACACGGTGTAAGAAACTCTTTGTTAGTTGCACCCATGCCGACAGCGTCCACAGCTCAAATTCTTGGTAACAACGAAGCGTTTGAACCATTTACCTCTAATTTATATTCAAGAAGAACATTAGGTGGTGAGTTTATAGTAATAAACAAACACCTTGTAAATGAATTATTAGAAAGAGGATTATGGTCAGATGAATTAAAGAAAAAATTAATCATAGAGAATGGTTCTGTTCAAAATATTCCCGAAATACCTGTCGATATAAAAGAAGTTTACAAAACAGTTTGGGAAATGTCTTTTCTTAACCATGGCAGCTAACAGGTCAATTTATATCGACCAATCACAGTCTTTAAATTTATTTATTGACAACGCAAACAAAGCCAAAGTTTTAGCCGCACATATTTATGGATGGAAACTTGGTTTAAAAACGGGTATGTATTATTTACGAACCAGAGCCGCTGTTGACCCATTAAAGGGTTTAGGAATTGACACCTCAACATCAAAACCCACAGTTGAAGCTAAAGAAGTACAAAATACTTCATATAACCAAAATAATCAAAAAGAAGAAGAAGTCGTGGAGGTGTCCATATCATCAAGACCAACAGACTCTCCTTTTGAATGTGAAGGTTGTGGCTCGTAACTGTAGGTGGCTCCATTGACATTTTATAATTAACAATACATCTACTTTGTTTGATTATACAAGAGCAAAAAAATCAAACAATATATAATCCCAACTTAGGTTGGGATTTTTTATTTATTAGTATTTGTTGTTTAGTTATATTTATTAGTATGGCGATTACATATGGTATAGATTTTCCATTCAGAATTAGTCCTAAGGGTGATTTTTTGGTTATGACCGAAACCCCTGAAAGGGAGATTCGTGCAAACTTAATTCACTTATTATTAACAAGAAAGGGTACGAGATATTATTTACCCGATTTTGGAACTAAATTAATTGAATTTATTTTTGAACCAAACGACGCTGTTACGTGGGGACAAATAGAGGATGAAATTAGAACATCAGTAAAAAAATATATCCCAAATTTAGAAATAAAATCTATCAGAGTAACCCCGGCTGACCAAGAACCTGAAGAACCTATTAGTCCACAAGAAGATGAGGATTCAAGATTGTTTAGAGTCTCTGATTTTTCAACAAAACCCTATACTGCAAAAGTTCGAATTGACTATGACATAAATAATGAACCTTTTGTTTCGTCCGATTTTGTAATTATTAATATATAATATGAGTAAAAAAATATCATACGCCGTCAGAGACTTTGCTGGTTTAAGACAGGAATTAGTTAATCTTACAAGGGAATATTATCCCGATTTAATTAAGAATACAAATGACGCGTCAATTTATTCTGTTTTATTAGATTTAAATGCCGCTGTGACAGATAATTTACATTTTCATATTGATAGGGTTTGGCAAGAAACAATGTTGGATTTCGCAACACAAAGGAAATCATTGTATCATATTGCTAAAACATATGGTATGAGAATACCAGGAAATAGACCATCTGTTTCTTTGTGTGATTTTACTATACAAGTACCCGTAAGGGGGGATAAGGAAGATGAACGTTATTTGGGAAACATTAAATCAGGGGCTCAGGTATCTGGTGGGGGGCAAGTTTTTGAAACAATTGAAGATATTGATTTCTCAAATCCTTTTAATAAAAGGGGAGAACCAAACAGATTAAAAATTCCAAATTTCGATGGTAATAATAGACTCATATCATACTCAATTGTAAAAAGAGAAGCGGTTGTAAATGGTGTAACAAGAATATATAGAAAAGTTATAACAGAAGTTGACCAAAAACCTTTCTTAAAAATATTCTTACCTGAACAAAACATATTAGGGGTGAGTGGAGTAATTCACAAAGAGGGAACAAACTTTGTAAATAATCCAACTAACTCTGAATTTTTAAGTTCTGAAAATAAATGGTACGAAGTAAAATCATTAATACAAGATAAAGTATTCGTACCCGACCCAACATCAGCATCTGATAGTGATAATTTCATATCGGGAACATACGTTCCAGTTACAAATAAATTTATTACAGAATATACTCCCGAAAATTATTTTTCGGTAACATTTGGCTCTGGTAATGTTAATCCATTAGATAATTTAGATAACTATAATCAAGGCAATTTAAAAGTAAGTCTTGGAACTTATTTAAATAACTTATCATTAGGTGCTTTACCAAAATCAAATACAACATTATTCATAAAATACAGAATTGGTGGTGGTAAAGACAGTAATCTTGGTATTGATATTATTACAAGTGTGGATAACGTTGAATTTTCAATCAATGGACCCAATTCATCAACGAATACTCAAGTACAGAATTCATTAATTGTAACAAACGTAACACCAGCTGTTGGTGGTGCGGACCAACCTACAATTGAAGAAGTTAGAAATATGATTGCATATAACTTCTCGGCACAAAATAGGGCGGTAACTCTTAATGATTACAAATCTTTAATTGAGACAATGCCATCAACCTATGGAGCACCAGCTAAGGTAAATGTGATGGAAGAGGACAATAAAATAAAAATTAAATTATTATCGTATGATGAAAATGGTAATCTTATTGATACAGTTTCAAATACATTAAAAAATAATATTTTATCTTACTTAGCTGAATATAGGATGGTAAATGATTTCTTAGAGGTTCAGAGCGGTGAAGTGGTTGATTTTACATTGGAAATTGATGTTGTCATTGATAAAAATGGTAATCAGACAGAAATTGTTAAAACCATTATCGAGGATATTGTTAGTTACTTTTCAATTGAAAAAAGAAAAATGGGTGACCCATTATTTGTTGGTGATTTATATAAAACAATAGGTGAAGTAAACGGTGTGGTAAACGCTGTTGATATAAGAGTTTTTAATAACGTAGGTGGGGTATATTCATCTTCTGAGGTGTTACAGTCATATATTGACCCTAACACAAAAGAAATCGCTCAATCTGATATGACTATCTATATGAAATCTAACCAAATATATCAAATAAGATTTCCTCAGAAAGACATAAAAGTCAGAGTAAAAACATTAGGAACGACTACATTCTAATTTAATTTTTATTTATTTTTCTGGAAATCCATAATTTTCTATTTATAGAATAATGCAGAAACACAGAATTTCCACAAATATAGGTAAAGACCAAAAAGTCGTTGTCGAATTAAAAAACGATTTTGACTTATTGGAGATATTATCTCTAAAATTTACACAGACCGAAGTTTACTCGTCAATGTGTTCAGACTACGGTGTGGTTTGTGGTAGAATATTTGTAAACAATGGTTTTGGTGTTCCAAATGCTAGAGTTTCAATTTTTATACCAATATCAGAAGAAGACACAAACGACCCTGTGATATCTGGGG